CTGCACAAGAAATTGTGCAAGGAGTAACTGTTATGTACTCCTATGAATTTGAAAATGAAACCAATCCTATTGCCGTAGCATTTTCAGCAACTCGCCAGCAAGGTGGTTATCCCTATTTGCAGGGTACTGTTACCCCCAACGACTTCAATGTCCAAAACTCAAACTTCCAACCCTCAGACATTGAACTATACAAACAAATTCAAGAAAATTGTACCGCTATCATCAACGGCACAGAAAAAACAGACAAACAAAAAAAATAAGCAGTGAAAAAGCTACTTGTTTTAACATAAAGTAATTAATATGAATAATTTTAAACGAAACTTAATAGGTAAGGACAAATTGCTGCATTCAAAGGTAGGCAATTGTATGTTGGTGCTATTTTTTGCACTGTTTTTTAAATTTTGGAGCGTTGGTACTGCTTTTGTTTTAGCGTTAGCAGCGGTATTATTAGCGGGGCTTGCAAAAGAGTTGTACGACAAGTACATCAAACGCACCTTTATTGATTGGTGGGATATAGTGGCGAGTGTAACGCCTTATCCTATTGTAAAGAAAATTAATAATAAAAGATGATAGATTATATTTTACAAGGATTTGGATTTACTGGATGGAAAGATTTTGTTCATTCAAGTTTTGGACATACTTTTTCTTTAAGTTTTATCGCTTGGGATATCGTTATTTCGGCAATTATAGGAATGATACACTTCTTATTTGGCTTTAATCACTTATTCCTTACCGCTTATGTGGTATTGATTTTCTTTGAATGGCTAACTGGAGTATTAGCATCGTTGAAGCGAGGAGAGCAACACGAGAGCAGAAAATTCGGGCGTATGATGCTTAAAATACTTACTTACTTAGTACTTATATACGTACTTCATACATTCGAGGATAATATAACATTCCCAGCGATAGGTGATTTTGAATTTGACCCCTTTCATTGGTTGTATTGGGTTGTGCTTATTGCTATTATATGGCAGTTGATAGTAAGTCTTTTGGAGAACTTAAACTGCTTAGGATTTCGCTTTGCCAGAGTGCTGCTTAAGATAATCAATAAGAAGTTTTTTAAAATGTTTGACTTAACAGAAGAAACTGAAAACACTAATACTTAATTATTATGACACCAAAAGAATTTATAAAACAGTACAAACCATTTGCTCTTGAAACAGAGCGCAAAACGGGTATATCGCACCTATTTATTTTGGCACAAGCAGCGTTGGAGAGTTTTTGGGGCAAGAAGTCCCTAGGTAATATGTTTTTTGGCGTAAAAGCAGGCAAGGACACGCCTACTAACAAAAAGCAATTACTAACTACAACAGAGATACTAAGTAGCCCTAATTTAAAGCACTTGTTTCCGTTGGTTATATCGGTGAATATGTTACCGAGTGGTAAATACAAGTATGAAGTGAAAGACTGGTTTAGAAAGTACGACACGCCTGAAGAATGCTTTACCGACCACGCACAATTCTTTTTCAAAAACAAGCGATATGCTAAAGCGTTGGAGGTGAAAACTGACCCTTACAAGTTTGCCGAAGAAGTAGCAAAAGCAGGGTATGCTACCGCTACTAACTATGCAGATAGTTTAAAGAAAATTATCAAAATGTTAAAAAGCTATGAATAGAATAATCATTGCATTATTAGCGTTCCTCACCTTGATAGGTTGCAGGACACGCAAAGAGGTAGCTACTACCGAGCAAAAGCAGGTGCAAAAAGAGCGTATTATAAAGTACAAGGATAGTACGGATCTTTTTCAGCAAAACACTCAAACCCTGCAACTCGATACATACGCCTCACAAGAGTACGAGGTAACAGTAGAGAGCGATAAGGATAGCGTGGGTAATAGCAAAGAGTTAGTGTATTATCGCATTAGAGACGGCAATAATGAAACTATAAGGGTAAGTGGTGGAAAGGTGAAGATTACGACTAAAAACAGCCTATCTAATAGCCAAATAGTGGCGAATACTACCCTTGATAATATAACTAAGGTTAACACTTATTTTATAGCGCAAAGTCACTCGGAAACGGCTTTTTCTCATAAAACAAAAAACGTAAAAAGTTCCTATTTATACCTTATAGCTATTATCGTAGCACTATTGATAGCCTTTTACTTTATACGAAACAAACTTAAACGCTTTTTGAAGTGAATATATTCTTAGTTTAACACCGAAAACGCCTCTTTATAGGGGCGTTTTTGCATTACTAAATAATTACTAATTTTTTACTAATACACAAATATACAACCTCCAATCCCCCTCCGTACCTTTGCAAAAACAAAAACATTGTACATCTATGGTAGATAAATTATTACAATTACTCAAAACCAAGTATGCGCACTTGGGGTTGAAAGAATCCGTTCTAAAAGTTATCGCTACTCGTTTAGCTACAACGGTTAAGGACGACACGGAAATCGAAAACGCTGTAAAAAGTGTAGAAGAGGAAGTTAAACTCTTGCAGTCCGTTGCTGATGAAGGGCGCACAAGCCTTTCCAAAGCTGAAGAGGCTCGCAAGAAATTAGAGAAAGAACTCGAAGATATGAGGGCTAAATCTAATCCAAATCCTCAAAAACATCCTACTCCACCCACAGATCCTAAACCCGATGAAATGCAAGAGTGGGCAAAAAGCATTATGGAAGTTGTCAATAAACAAAATGAAACTATTGCAGCATTCCAAGCTGAAAAACAACAACAAAGTGCTAAAGAACGTTTCCTTAATCAACTCAAAACGCAGGGGGTATCGGAAACATTCTACAAACACCACTTAGGGCGTACTTTCAAAGACGATGAAGAAATGAACGCCTTTGTCAGCGAACTAAAAGCCGATGAACAAGCATTTTTGCAGACGCAAGCAAATGCATGGCTTTCTTCACACTCAAGACCTATTATAGGAGGTGGATTGAAAGAAAATGAACCTTCCGCAGAAGTACAAGCATTATTTAAAAAACAATGAAACAGATAACTAAACAAACCGCAGGTAGGCAAATAGTTGTTTTTGACCAAGTATTAGCCACCCTCCCAGCTGGGGTACACATTAACGCTACTGAAGCTAAAAAACGCTTTACAGATGGCGTAGTACCCGCAGGCACGCTCCTTGTTCCTCATACTGACGGGACTTACAAGCCAGTGAATGAAACTTTTTCAGACACTAACATTGCTACAGCCGTAGGACTTACAGCTGAAGACATTGCTATTGACGATTTTCCTATGGTAGCTGTAGTTTTATCGGGTACTGCTCGCACTGAAGCATTGCCTGACAAAGAAAAGGCAGGGATAGCATTCGTTAAGAAAGTACTCCCTCGTATCACTTTTTATTAACCTTTAAAAACAACAAAAAATGGCAAATACAATTAATGCTGTAAACATCGTGCCTGAATTTCGCGAAGCTGATTTGCAATTCGTGGTAAACAACAATCCGTTAGGCGACTTGCAGTATCGTAATTATTTCCCATTGAAGTTCAATACAACATTAGATTGGGCTTCTATTGAGAAAAATACCGATAACAAGGTTGCTGCTGAAATTGTAGCTATTGGCTCAAAATCTCCACGTAAAAGTCGTGACTTTGTAGAAAAAGTAAAAGGGGAAATACCTAAAATTGAAGTAGCCCGTGATATGACTGAGCGCGATACTATCCGTTTGGATAATATCCGTGCGATTTCAAATCGTTATGGAGGTAAAGACTCAAGTGCTTACAAAGAACTTCTAAAATCTATTTATGAAGACCCTATTTTCTGTATCAATGGGGTAAACGCTCGTTTGGAATTACTTGCTAAACAAGCCGTTTCAAAAGGAGAATATACACTTATGGCAGGTGCTAAAGTGAAGTTTGGAGTAGGTACTGAAAACACTGCAAAAGATTGGTTTTTACCAGCTAATGCTGCAACTTTTGACCCTATTGCTGACTTTAGAAAAGTACAAGAAGAAGCTGTTAAGAAAGGATTCCGTTATGCTTATGCTATTATGGATAGACCTACATTCTTCCAAATGGTAAAATCTACAAGTGTTGTAAAATTCACTGCTTCCTTTGCTCAAAACGCCCTTAGTGTGGCACAAGAGCCTACTTTAGCACAGCTTAATGAAACATTAAGAGCACACGGACTTCCTGAAGTGATAATTTGGGAAAGCTATGTAAGTGAAGAAGCTAAGTCAGGTGTTAAAACCACTACCAGCGGTTGGGAATTGGGTAACATTCATTTTACTGACAACACTCAAGTCGGTGAAACATATTACACCATAACACCTACATTTAGCCGTAAAGACGAAACTACTACTAAGGTAGTTTCCGATAGCTTTATTTTGGTGAGTACTTGGGCAGAGCAAGACCCTGAAATGCTTTCAACAAAGGCAACAGCATTCGCTACACCAGTACTTAACAATGTAAGCCGAAAGCTAATTTTGAAAACCAAATTAAGCTAATGATGACCGCACAAGCGTACATAGATGAGAAACTGAAACTATGGAACGTCGAATACCCCACCACCCTACTCATTGCCGAAATGCAACGAGTAGGATTGGGGCTTTCTGATGAGTTCAATGAGGAGAACGAACGAAAGACTAAAATGTTTTTCTACAATCTCATTCCTGAGCTCTTATTGCGCCCAGTGTCCTTTTCTGAAGGTGGATTATCTTTTTCTTACGACAAATCGGCTATTACTGCCTTTTACAATTTGCTTTGTAAGCAGCTCGGTAGGGTGAATTTGTTGGAGGAAAAATCCACTGTAAGAGATATTACCCACTTATTCTAAAATACTGCAAGGAAATGAAAATATACCCGTACCTATTGAAGGTGAAAGTATCACAAAACCCTACTATCAACGATGATGGTATACCTACCTATCCAAGCGACCCTATCGAGTGGCAAGAGATAGGCGTATGCCGTGATGAAATAGCAGGAGCGGGGCAAAAGATAACTAAAGTAGACGGTCAAATCTTTGATTGTACCGCTACTGTCTATGCTCCCAAAGATACACCAAAAATAGAAGCGGGTACTACCTTGCAAGTAGTAGATGTAGAGGGAAATATTCGCCTCGAAAAGCCAGTAATACGATTTTCAAGAGATTATTTCCATTGCCGTATATTCGTATGATAACACCACAATTCAATTCCAACGATATAGAACGTATATTGCGTGAGAAAATAGAAAAATATCACCAAAAAGTAATACGTATATTGAAGTATGTAGGAGAAATGTGTATCAACGAAGCACGGACAAATGGTAGCTATCAAGACCAAACGGGTAATCTCCGTTCATCAATAGGCTATGTAGTACTACAAGACGGCAAAGCTATTGAAAAAGGAGGTTTAAAACTCACTAAGTCAGGAGGTAATGGACAAAAAGAGGGCGAAACGTTCATCAATAAGGTAATATCTCAATATTCAAAAGGTTTTGTATTGGTAGTAGTGGCAGGAATGAAGTACGCTGCTTATGTAGAAGCACGCAATTACAATGTACTTTCATCAGCTGAATTATTAGCAGAAAAAGAAGTGCCTAAACTCCTAAAAGCATTATCGCAATGAAAAAAACAGCCTCACAAATAGAAACCGATATATACAAGTACTTTAAGGATAAGATAAATCTCCTTATCAATGGGCAAACATACCGTAGTGGTGTACGCCCTTTGAACTCACAAAAAGAGGATTGTGTAATATCATTCCTTACTGGGTTAGACGGTCAATATCAAACGGGGGTGATTAACATCAATATCTTTGTCCCTGCTGTCAAAAATAACGATAATCAGTATAGGAAGAATTTTGTACGTTGTGAAGCTATTGAACAGGCTTTAATGCCTATCATTGAGGAGTCTAAAACAGCCCTACACAATTACAAGTTACAACTTCATCAGATGATACAAACCTTTGAGGACACGGATATAAAACAGTTTTTCATCAACGCAAAAGTAAAATTTAGGTATAACACATTTAATAATTAAAGATTATGGCATACGTAGATAACAACGCCACCGCTTGGGGCGAAATAGAATTTAAGTTTGGTGCGCCAGGAGCAGGAGGCGCAATGGGTACTGTACTCAAAACATTGGGTATCGTCAAAGAAGATAGTTTTTCTTTTGAAAAAGAAGATGGTAAAGAACTAAAATGGACAGCCATTGGTGGTAAAATCATCGACCAAATGAAAGGCGAACCCACTCTGAAAGTAAAATGTACTGTTAAAAACCTTAACAAGGCATTACTTTCTGAAATTTGGGACATCACTGAAGTTGGGGATAAACTTACAATCAATTCCTTTGTATCTACAAAGAAATTTTCCGTATCTATCACCCCTAAAAACAGTGGAGCAGAAAAATTGGAAATTCCTTACTGTTCTATAAGTGGTACACTTACCTATGCAGAGGATAGTGGCTACAACGTAGAGGTAGAAATCACTATCCTTAATGGTGGTAAAGGATTTATTAATGTAGAAAAAGTAGCGTAACTTATGGAAGAACAAGTAGCACAAACCCTACTTGAAGAACCTACAACGGTAACCATTGGGGGCGAAGCGTATAAAGTCGCTCCGCCCTCTATTTTTACCCTCGTAAGGGCTTCAAAGTACATCAGCAAAATACCTACCGACACTATTAGTGAGGGGAATATATTCGGATCAATCATACACAATGCTGAAGAGTATGAAAATATAGCGTGGGCTATATCAGCAATCGTATTAGGTGATAATTTTACCGAAGTAGAAACTTATCCTAAATGGCAGTTTTGGAAAAGAAAAAAGAACGTAACCAAAGGCGAAAACCTCGTTAAAAAGCTAATGAAAGCCCCCATTAATGAAGTGTCAACAGCTTTCTTTAAAGTGTTAGGGCAAATGGATATACGCGCTTTTTTCGTCATTACCACTTCCCTCAAAGGAATGATGATAACCAAGCCGACGAAGGAAGTGGAGACCGAAACGACAGCATCTGGGGACTTGTAGGCTCATTCGCTAAACAGTACGGACTCACATTCGACTACGTACTCAAAGAAATGAGTTATGCCAATGTAATGCTTTATAGTGCTGTTATCCCCTCTTATGATTATGATAAGGATAAAGATACAAAAAAAGCACATCAAAAGTCAGAAAAACGTACCAATTATGGGGATTTTCTCAAAGGAATAAAACAATTCACCCAATAATGCGAGATTTACCCACAATCTCGCATTATTACTTTAAAAACTAAATCTTATGCAACCACAAGACGGAGCTCTATTATTCCAAGTAAGAGCAGACCAATCACAGATACAAAAAGATGTCGAGGCTATCAAAAAGCAATTCGAGCAAATGACAAATAAAGCCGTTGAAGAGGGCAAAAAGCAGGCTAATGTATGGCAAACCCTCCTCAAAGGTGCAACCGCCTATTTTACACTACAAGGGGCGCAATCATTCATTAGTCAAATGGTAGCCGTACGATCACAATTTCAGCAACTCGAAATATCTTTTGGCACTATGCTCAAAAGTAAGGAAAAGGCTAACGAATTAATGGCACAAATGACAGACCTTGCAGCAAAAACACCTTTCGGATTACAAGAAGTATCAGAAGGCGCAAAACGACTGTTAGCTTTTCAAGTACCCGCTGAAGAAGTAACCGAAACGCTTAGGCGTATGGGAGATGTTGCTTCAGGATTAGGTGTACCTATGGGGCAACTCATTCACGTATATGGACAAGTCAAAGCGCAAGGAAAGCTAATGACCAATGACCTATACCAGTT